AGTCTTACTGCTGAAATGTTTCAAAAGATCGTAAATGGAGAAGGTGGAACATATATTTTGCCGATTGCTACTCCTGAACAATTAGGAGGTATAAAAGTTGGGGAACTCTTAGAAGTTACTGAAGAAGGTGTTTTATCTGCAACTAAGCAAACAGACTTCAATTTCTCTGAAGAATTAAAGGGAAAATTAGAATCTCTAAAAATATTAAAAGCAGGTGCAAATATATCAATTGCAGAAGATGGAACAATTAGTTCTACAGGTGGTAGTGGGACTGGTGGTGTTAATCAGTCATATGTAGATCAAAAATTCCAAGAAGCTGTAAATCAAGCAGAAAATTACACAAACGAAAGAATTCCAAATTTTACTTTTGAAAAAATCGGGGAGGTATAGAAAATGACAGATATCGTAAAAATAAAACAAAGCGGTGTACAGGTTTATCCACAAACTCATTGGAATGCTATAGAAGGCAAACCAACAACGGTGAAGGGAGATAAAGGCGATCCTGGCCAAGCAGCAACAATTACCATAGGAACCGTTTCTAGTGGTTCAACCGCTTCTGTTACGAATGTAGGAACATCATCTGCAGCTAGATTTAATTTTGTTTTACCAAAGGGAGATAAAGGTGATCCTGGAATAAATGCCACAACTACAGCTGTAGCTACAACTACAGCAAATGGGTTGATGTCGTCCACAGATAAAACTAAGTTGGATGGAATTGCAGCTGGAGCACAGAAAAATCCAGGTAATGCTACAACTACGACAGCAGGTTTAATGTCAGCAACCGATAAAGTGAAACTTGATGGATTAGCGAATATTACATTTGAGAAAGTGGGGACGGTTTAATGGCTGATATTGTTCAATTAAAAGAAGACGGAGTTGCTAAATACTTAAAAACGCATGTAGAAGCTATTGATGGTAAAGAAGCATTGGTGCAGACAGATGGAGACCAAGCCATTGCAGGACATAAGAATTTTTCAGGTTCTGTAACAATCAATAATAAACGTGTTTTGACGACTGATGATAACAGATATGAAGTGGTAAATCTGGTTGTCACTAACGGTAATACAGGGACAGCAAAGCTTTATCGTGAAGGAAAAACAGTTTCTATATATTTTGTGGCTTTAAACGGAAAAAGTAGTGGCGGGAATGATTCGGTTATTTTAACTGTTCCAGAAGGCTATCGGACACCAATTAGTTTTGAACAACTGGTTGGGTCAATAGACCGTTCTACTTTGAACAGTGCTCAACTATCTATTGGCGCAGACGGAGCCATTAAATGGAGAAGAAATTCAAGTTATGGATCAGCTTATTCATTTGTTATCACTTATTCAATTTAAGGGAGGAAATCTAATGAAAGTAGTTTACAAATCAATCAAGCCTTACGGATTCGAGCAAATCATTTTGAACAATCAAGAAAATATCCCTGAAAACTGTACAGAGATTAAACCACCAGTTCCTAACTGGAGACCAAGATTTGATTTTGATAAAAAACAGTGGGTTGAGTTAGCTACTGAAGAAGAGAAAAAAGGGAATGCTGTTGATAGCGTAGATGAATTGGCTAATATTAAGGCATTATACGAAACGCTGAAGGCAGAAAATGATGAATTGAAACAGCTAAATTCTAAAGCAATGCTAAACAATGTAGCAATCAAGCAAGAAAATGTCTTATTGAAAGAAAAGTCAGAAAGTTTAGCGCAGTTGAATTCAAAAACGATGCTTGCTTCTGTACAAAATACCAAGGAAATCGAAGAAATCAAAAAACAATTACAAGGTGGGAAGTAACATGTATTCATATGAAGATATCAAACTAATGTATGACTGGGGCTGTTTCACTAACGAACAAGTAATGGTTTTCGTTCCATTATGCATTACAGACGAAGAAGCAGATAAAATCATTAATAAAGATAAGAGCGCATCTTAATTGATGCGTTTTTATTTAAGGTAAAGGAGTTGTCACATGATTAATTTAGGGGAATGGGGAATGATAGCAGGATCAATAACCGCTATCGTTTCTTTGATTTTATTAGTAATTAGACCGATTGCTGCATCTTTCTCGAAAATTACTGAGACTCTTTCAAAAGTAAGCCACAATTTAGATTTGCTGACTAAAGATTTAGAATCGAGCAAATCAGATCGATTGATGATTCATGAAGAACTAAAGAAACACGATGAAAGATTAGATACACATACAGAAAAATTGGTGGAACACACGCAACAAATCAAAACTTTGTTTAGGGAGAGAAGAAAATGAATAATAAAACGTTCGAAGTACTAAAATGGTTCGCACTGGTAATTATTCCCGCACTAGCTACTTTCGTGGGGTTAGTTGGTAAAGCGCTCAATTGGCAGTACACAGATATCTGTGTTGTCATCATTACTGGTTTTGGCGCGTTTTTAGGGAGTGTGTTGGGTGTATCAAATCGAACCTACAAAATGTTCTCGGCTGAAAGCGAAGAAGGAGGAAACAAATGAAAAAGAAAATTACTATTACTGCGATGAGCCTGTTAACGGCTCTTTTTTTATTGCCAATTAACGGATTTGCCTATACTATCAACAATGAATTTAATTTGGGCGCAAATGAAGGTAGCTCACAAGTAGCAAATAATCAGTATATTTTACTGCATGAAACGGCTAATGAAACAGCAACAGGACGCAATGAAGCGCAGTATATGCAACGTTCATGGACTAGCGCTTATACTGCTTATATTGTGGGAGACGGCGGAATTGTTTATCAAGTCGGTCAACCTGGTTATGTACAGTACGGTGCTGGTTCGTATGCTAATGCCAACAGTCCTGTGCAGATTGAGTTACAACACACACATGATAAAGCAACGTTTGAGAAAAACTACAAGGCATACGTTGAATTGGCTAGAGATTCAGCAATGAAATATGGTATTCCATTAACGTTGGACACTCCTTATAACCAACCGGGAATCAAATCGCATTTATGGGTAACACAAAACATCTGGGGCGATCATACAGATCCTTACGGTTATCTTTCTGAAATGGGCGTAAGTAAAGAAAAATTAGCATATGATTTAGCTCATGGATTTACCGATGAAAATCCAACAACTTCTGAAAACAAGCCTGTCATTGATCCAACACGAGCTGGTGCAGCTAATCCTACACTGACAGATGGAACGAATTACGCCCACATTGATCAGTTTGGAGAAATCGAAAATGCAAATTTGCATGTAGCTGGATGGCACATTGCTAACTATAAATACGAGTATATCTTCATTATGGATTACAATACTGGGAAAGAATTAGCTCGAGTAAGAGCTGATGGAATTTATAGATCAGATGTAAATCAAGCTTATAATACTTCTGGAAATGTTGGCTATCATGTATCTTTTAACATGCGTAACTTCCCTAATAAGAAAGTCTATGTCATGATGCGGGCAACGAATGATCCAGAGGGAAACACTAAAGGCGGTGCGCAAGATTTCCATGACAAACGTTGGTATTTAAATATTCCTAAACGATAAAAATAGCTCCTCGTTGAGGAGCATTACATAACTATATTGACAACTATAAAAATCATTCGATAAAATAGTGATGTTATCGCATATCTTCACTATCACCCATAATAGTCACACTCCAAGCTATGCGATAACAGGTTTGTTGCCACACATTCTACTGGTTGATTGTTTATGGCTTTATGTGGCAACAACCAGTACCCTTAGCTCAGTTGGTCAGAGCAGACGGCTCATAACCGTCCGGTCGTAGGTTCGAGTCCTACAGGGTACATTAACGTAGCCATTTGAATCGTTCTGTGTTAGAATTTTTTTGAAGAGTATTATACAAGCTAAAGCTTTTCTTCATTGCCACTCAAATGAGTGGCTTTTTTATGTATCCTTTTATGGATTAATGAAAGGATGTTTCACATAGTTATACTTCTGTATATTTGAAAAGTTTTACTTTGATTTTTAAATAGAAAGACATTTGGGTTAAATTGTGAGATAATAATAAAGGCGCACCCCAAACCACTTCCCCATAAGTGTGTTACGCTTTAAACTCTTTTATATTTGAAGCCATTAAAAAGCATACCATATTTTTGAAAAAAAGTGAGAAAAAAGGCTTACAATTGGAGTGGTAGTTAATTAGTGACTTATTTTTGATTTTATAGCACTGATACTATAAAATATAGATATCATCATATTACACAATCTTAATACTAACTTAAAAAATATCTCCTTTCACAAGTATGGTGATAAAATTCGTTCCGGGCTACCTTTTTAGGTAGCCTACTTTAATCTTTATACCTTTCTGGATCAACGAAAGTATACTTTATATAGTCATAACGCCGATGATCGCTACGTGCGTCCGGCACGTCAGTCATGAATCGGCTACACTAGACTAGACAGAAAAAATAAGGTGTGTAGAATAATAAAAAACACACTGGAGGATTTTTCATGTCAAGACGTCAACGAAGAACCTATTCAAAAGAATTCAAACAACAAATCGTCGATCTCTATCTCGCTGGTAAGCCTCGCGCAGAAATTATTCGAGAGTATGAGCTTACGCCTTCTTCTTTCGATAAATGGATGAAGCAAGCACAATCAACGGGCTCATTCAAAAAAAGAGACAACTTAACACCAGAACAAGCAGAATTGATCGCACTAAGAAAGAAAAATAAGCAACTCGAAATGGAGAATGATATTTTAAAGCAAGCGGCGCTGATATTCGGACGAAAAGACAAGTAATTGATGCCAACAAGCATAAATATTCCATATCAGCGATGTGCAAAATTCTAAATATTTCTCGTCAGACCTACTATTATCAAGCGAAACCGAAAGGCTTACGGTACCCGAAAATTGAAGAAGTGTTTAGCAAAGCGTGGGCTTCAACTCAGTCGGCGCCGAATCGGTCGAATCATGAAACGCCGCGGATTGACATCTACCTATACGATCGCTCATTTTAAAGGGCAACGAACAGCTTGTAATGAAGCGAAAACAGCGAATGTATTAGATCGGACCTTTACACAAGAACAGCCATTGGAAGCCATCGTTACGGATCTTACTTATGTTCGCGTGGGGAAAAAGTGGCATTATATCTGCTTAATACTTGATTTGTTTAATCGAGAAATTATTGGTTATTCCTGTGGTGAGAAGAAAGATGCCTCATTGGTAAAAGAAGCCTTTGGACGGATACCGTATTCTTTAACAGACGTCAAGCTTTTTCATACAGACCGGGGAAAGGAATTTGATAACCAAACCATTCATGAGATTCTGAATGGTTTTGGAATTACTCGTTCATTGAGTAGGAAGGGTTGTCCGTATGATAATGCCGTTGTGGAATCAACCTATAAATCTGTCAAAGTAGAATTCGTGCATCAATACCAATTTGAGACACTGGCACAGCTACGTCTAGAATTGTTTGATTATGTGCATTGGTGGAACTATCTACGCTTACATGGCACGTTGGCGTATGAAACACCGATCCAAATTCGACAACAGAGATTGGCGAAGCGAATCCTTGATAATGAGCGCGGATCTGATACCTCTGGAGAGGCAGCGTAATTGAATGATTGTGCTTCTGCCGGAGAAAATCAGATCCGAGGATGCTCATTGTCAAGGGCAATCGTAGCCATAACACCGCAGCATTCACAACACCTTATAATTTTTGTCAAAAAAAGTGTTGCCATTCCATCTGGCATTAAGAAAGGATATGAAGCCTTTGTCTTTTCATGTATTAACTTTGACTTTTCAATTGCTTCCTTGTTTTCACCGTTATCATCAACAGGATCTGTAACAACTCCAACGATATTTACACCCTTGCTTTTCATTTCATTCTGAACCTCAACCAAATCAGGAATTTCCTTTACACAAGCTGTACACCAAGTTGCAAATACATTTACCATAGTAAGATCATACTTCTCAAAATCTTTACTTGTAAAATCCTTGCCATTTATGTCCTTTGTTGGTAGTTTACGTAAATCTTTAACCGATTCTTTGTTAAATGCTTCTGTATTTTCTAAATCAGTTTTTTCTGATAGCAC